AGGACCTTTCAAGTATCCATATGCTTCTACCAGACATCCATACAAAAGTAAATCCTGATATTTATTAGATACATAAGTACCTTGAGTACTACCTGGTGAAGCTGTAATTGATGCGGGTTGTTTGGTATAAGCTAGTGTAATTAAATAAGTACTATCTGGAGTAGGAGCGACCACCCAAAAGTTAGCATCCCAATTTCCATAATATTTAGGAAGTCCAGATTGTGTGCTTGGAGTATCATAATACTCAGCCATAAAACTCGTGTCTCTTTTTTCTAAAAATACTTGATTACCAGAGGAATCAGTTAATTGTGCATATCGAATAAATCTTAAATCAGATGGAATAGTTACATATCTATTTCCAGCTTGTAAATTTGATGTAGCATAAAATCTATTATCATCAGAATCTACATCTCTATAAATTCTGTTTTCTGCATTTTTGATAATGGTTGTTAAAATAGTATTACTTAAAACAGAGTCATCAACTTCTGTATAGTTTCTAATATCGTCTTGTAAGTTTGTAAGTGTATATGCCATATTATGGTGTTAAAGTTACAGGTCCTGCTGTAACAAAACTTCCTCCAAATCTTCCTGATACAGTGGGTGTGCTTCCTAGATCAAAAGTATAATTATCTGTACCTGTCACAGTTATACTAAATCCTGAAGAATTTTCAAACACTGAATAAGCTAATCCTCCTGGACTTCCATCAACATTTCTAAAAACTACAGTATCATTTGTTGATCTTCCATGTGAGGGTTCAAAAACATTTATAGTTGAACTTCCTGATGTAATAATAAAAGGATTACTTGATAATAATGGATCTGTTTGTGGTTCTGTTCTAGCAGGTCTTGCATTCTGTAAACCTTGTGGATCTGCAGTATGTGGTTTTGGTTCTAATTGAGGATGTTTTGGTTCAAATTCAGAAATATGTACTCTTGATCCATTCCATTCTATAACCATTTCAGAATAAGGAAACTCTAATCCTGAACGGTCTGATATAAATTTTGCATATTTTCCTGAAGATAAATTAGACACTTGGGTAATACACCTTCGGACTTATGTATGAGCTGCTAGAAGAGCCGTCTTCTTGTAGCGCTCTTTGAAGTTCATCTTCATAAAGTAATTTTAAAACTTGGATTCTATCCGGTGCATTTTTAACTGCTAAGTAATATGCAAGTCCAGCGACCATGCAAGGTACAAATCTATAAGGTACATCTGCATCATTACTATAATCTCCTGCATCTTGAATTCTTTTTACATAATAGTAATTTAAAAACTTACCTGCTTCAGTAGAACCAGGTGTTAAATATAAAGTGATTGTAACTTTATCAATAAATCTTTGTACAAAATATTGTGTTGGAGCTCCTTCACTAGTTTTGTTTGATAAAGCTTGATACTCCGATCTATTTATTTTTGTAAGAGGTGTATCTACATTAGAGTTTCTATAAGAAGCTTCTAATATATCATCTACACCATAAACAGCTGTAGTGCTTGAAGTACCATCTGCTGTTGATCTAAACATTGTGTAAGTTGATTGACCATCAACTAATGTAATTGAATTGTTTGCAACTTCCCAATAGTGCAAACCTCTGTTTGCCCATTCTTGAAATAAAATATTTAGTGATCTTCTTGCAGATTTTAATTGATAACCAGAAACACCTTGTATTCCCAGTCTTTCATATGCCTCTTCGACAATATCTGATATTGAAAAACCTTTTTCGAACTGCGCTGTTCCAGAAGTAGTGTTAGCCATTTAGCCTCCTACTTATCTATTAATAATGTTGCACCTGCAATATTAGTAATTGTAGAAACTGTCATTCCACCTTCAAATACAACTCCATCTTCTGGAATATTGAAAGCAAACACATCACCATTAGGACAGTCACCTTGAAATTGTGTTACAGAATTACCGTCTTGTAAAATTATACTTCCAGCTCCACCGCCATCAGAAGCAAGAATTAATCCTCTTAATCTTGTTCTTCCTCCGAATACTGAACCAGTTCCTGTAACTCTAACTGCTTTTACATCTGATTTCATAGATATATCTCCTTATTAATCTTAAGATTTCAAAATTTATATATTAAATTATAGAAAAGTGCAAGAAATCCCTACAGAAGAAAAGTGTTTTCCAACAATGTAAAGTCCTAATTAACCAGCGTAAAGATGAATCTCACCATCTCTAGGGTTCGTATGGACTTCTGTCTCTTGTGCTCTAAGAATAGATCTTACTGTTTGTTTGATCTCATCTCCAAGAGCAGACATTTCAGGTGTTATTTGTCCTTTGTTTTCAAGAAACAACTCGTTCCATTTAGACTCGAGCTTCAGTTTCTTTGCGAACATCACCATGTTGTCCTGAGCCATTTTTAACCTCCTCATAGGTTATATAAAAATCATGACCATCTGATATTTGATGGAATGTATTTTCTTCCCATTGTATATCAGATTTTCCTATAAAGTCAATGATCAGAGGATTAAGCTCATCCACTGTATTTATTTCTTTATGACTTTCAATTTCAAACTTTGTATGAAGTGTTTGTGTAGTTATTTTTATTAAGTATTTGTACATAGCGTATTTTTCCTTTCTATCAAAAAAGAAAGGGCCCGTAAAGGGCCCTCTCAAAATTAATACTATTAAGTATTAAGCACCTGGTGATCCGAAGATACCTCTAGGGTCAGAGAAACCAAAAGAGTATCTCTCTCTAGCTTTGTATCTTACGTTTCCTGTATCGAAGTCACCTTCCATAGCAGTTTTGATTGGTGATCTAACAAACATTTTCATACCATTTGGCACGTCAGTTTTGATGAAGAACGCATCTGTGTCTGTTAAGAAATTATTAACCACATAACCTTGTGGAATCATTCCCATAGATGCAATTGCGTTTACATCGTTGTTAGGTGAACCAACTTTACCAGCAGACTTCATAAGTCTTTCAGCTGTAAATTGTAACTCAGAAGGAATAATCATTTTCATTCCTCTAGCTGCAATTTTTAAGCCTCTCTCATCAGTGAAAGCAGCAATGTCAATTAAAGACTGCTCTAAAGATGTCTCGTTTAAGTCAGCAGAAACTGCTAACTCATTTGAGAAAGTACCAGCAATTGTTGGGTGGTCAGTAGCACAAAGCTCCTTACCATCACCACCAGCAAAACTTGAATTGAACGCGTTGTTCAATACGTTAGCTGCTTTTACTTGTTTGGTATTCGCCATAGATCTTGCTAATGCTTTTGTATATCTAGAAGCTAATCTATCATACAAGTTATCTTCAATCGCTTCTTCAGTGATTGAGAATGCAAGAGCAATTGTCTCGTGCGTATATCTGCTTGTGAAAGTTTCTTGTGCATTATCAAAAGCTACTCCAGAACCTTCTGGTTTAGTTTGAGCCTGCGCGAAACCAGATAACATTACTTCTTCTTCAAAAGCTCTGTCACTGTTTTCTGTATCGAAAATTTCAGCATGCTGATTGTCATACCTATTATATTCCAGACCGAATAAAGCATTCAAACCTGGCTCTAGTTCTTTAACTAGTTGTCCTCTACTTATCGCCATAATTATTCTCCTCTATTAGATTCCGGCTGTTTGTTTCAAGAAGTGTTCGTTGATAGTAACGATTACATTCGCATTAGCTGCGCCTAATTCGTTATTATCAGGATCTTTTGAAACACCTATTATTTTTAATTGTGCTGCATCTGCTGCCATAGTTCCTGATATTTCAGTTTTTGAAATATAGTTAGGCGTTGCACCTGCAGTGTACGCGATGTCTGCACATAAGCCAATATCTGCGGCTGCTACTGTACCTGCACTTTGTACTTCAAACCTTTCATAAGGATCATCAGCAACGAATCCAACAATGTCTGTTGCAGTGTTAGATGCTGCTAAGTGATTAGCCCATGTAGGTTTGCTTGTTGAAGCGTCAGTATAGAATACACCGTTAAGTGAACCTAATAGAACGTCTCCCGCTGCTGCTACACCAATTGTACCAGTTGCTAACATTTCAACTGGGTCCCATTGATAAATAGCTGTCGCAGAAGCTGCAATACTATATTCACTTAAACCTTGGTTGTCTCTATTCTGACCAACTTTACCTGTTGCTTTCAAACCGAAAGCGGCGTCTTTATTAGCCATATTATTTACTCCTTAGTTTAGTTTATATTTAGTATCGCGGTAGTTGGTATTGCTAAAAAATTATTTTTTAGTACCACCAAAAGTTACGCGACTCTGTCGATCACTATCGATCGGCATACTTGGGTGCTGTTCCTTCATGAGATCGTTGTTTACTGCCTCTTCTCTATCTGAGGTTTGCTTATTATAATAAGCTTCCCTAGATTTAGCGAGCTCTTCAGGTATCCTTGCCAGCACAAGGCCGCCAACTCCAATCACTCCTGCGTATTTTCCTTCTTTCACAGTTGCATAAGTTTGACCCGGGTATTCATCACCTCTTACGAGTTCCCATCCAGATCTAAGTTTACCTGACATGTTCTTTGTATCGTCCATGCCTAAAACTTCAGTTCTTATCCATCTGTGTCGAAATCCATCCGGCGCAGGCGGTGCATCTAAAGATGACGGGGGAGTCCAGGTTGTAGGTCTCTTATCAGAAACTCTAGACTGACTCGCACGAGGGGTCTTCATTTTATCGTTTTCCATATGCTTAAACCTCCTTCATGTATTTTTTTTGTTTTGCATAATCTTCTAATGACACTCCTAATTTTTTGGCGATAGCAACTTCAGAAGGGGTGAGACTGATAGTTTTGCGACTTTGTTTTACACTTCGCGTCGCCGACGCTACTGTCTGTGTAGGCTTGGTCGATTCACCTTTTATATTTGTATCATTATTAGTATCAAATTTATGTGGAAATTCAACCCTCATTCTCTTGTCGATTTCAACATAATATTCATCAGATTTAGGATCATACCCTTCCTCATCAACTAGTGTTTTGTGTAAATCAAAAGCGGTATAAGTCATAGCTTTATCTGTACCAAACCATCTATTATTAGATGCCCAAGACTCTGCTTTTGGATCTACTTCCCTAACAGGTTCTGGTTGTCTAGGTTGATAAGTTGGAGTTACGGTCTCTTCTTTAACAGCTTTTTGTTCTTCTGCTATTTGAGAAAGTTCCTGTAATCTAACTTCTTCATAACCCAATCGTGATATTTCTTTTTGAATATCTACTTCTGCATTCACATCCCCAGCTTCTCTAGCTTGTGCTAATTTAGCTTTTTGTGCATCCAAAAGTGATTGGATTTTACTTTGTCTATCTTTCATAGACGATGTTTCTAAAGAAGAGTATTTTTTATTTAAACTTTCAGCTTTTTCTTTTTGCACTCTTGCAAATTCAATGGCTTCGTCTCTTTGTCTTTGAGCCTCTCTCCATTTACCTGTTAGTTTAGCTATTCTTCTTTGAACATCCTTACTATAGTTTTCTAATTCTTTATCTTTCGATTCTTTCTGATCGTCTGTAACTTGCTCCTCGCTGCTCGCTTCTTGCGGCGCGGGGCTAGTGTCTTGCTCCTTAGTTTCTACTTGATCTTCAGTTTGTGCTTCGTCTTTTAATTCAACTTCTGCATTTGGTCCTGAAGTATCAATGTCCACCATCGGAGTTTGTTTTGTTTCTTCTTGCATAGTCTCCTCCTATGTTTATATGTGGTGCAACACAGATTCTGGATCTTTAATAGTTCCAAGAACCTCGTCGTCGTTAAGAATACGGACTTCTCCGCCTTCTATTGGTAAACGTGATCCTGCATATCTTGCAAAAATCACCCAATCTTTTTCTTTACACCAAGCGCCTGATGGAAACTTATCTTTATCTTTATAAGCTTCAGGTCCCATCTTTAGAACATAACCACAGTTAACTGCGATTCTTAATCTGTCTAAAGTTTCTTGTGCAACAATAATTCCACCTTTAGTTTTATCTTTAGGTGTGAATGGTAAAACTAATAATCTCCAACCAGTTGGGTTTGGTAGTTCATCTTGAATTGATGCAACGTTTGTTTCATCAACTCTTTTACTTTGTTCTTCTTTATATTTTTCTTCAAGCGCCAGTTTCGTCTTCGGTATCTCTTTCCCCGAATCTGATGACGTTTGAGTAGTCTCTTTCAGTATCATTTTTTTCCTCCTTAGGATTTAGCAGGTTTGATATTTCCTGTTCTATTAATTGTAAGGCATGCGCCTGTCCCAAAAGATATCGATATTGCTCCATATCTTTTACTCCACCAGCAACCATAGTTTCACCTATAGACTGATAAGAATTCCTTATTTTTTTTCTTAATGTAGGTACGAATGTTTCGAGTGTGTGATCAGACATTTAACATTTCCATCTTCTCCGTGCCTGTCGTATTCGAGAATTTGGATCGTTTCTTGTCTTTGCTGATGATCGTTTGAGTTGTCCTAGTGATCTAGCGCAGTAAGATTTTCTGCG